TACGATCATCTTCTGCTTGTCATCAGATCCTGACGAGTAACTAGGGGTATAGCCCCCTCCTCCTTGTGAGTACACAGGCTTAATCTTGTTGCCGTACTGTGTGTTCGTCAACTCGTACTCCACCTCTTGACCTACGATAAATTTGTCTTGGTCTGCTTTTACTGAGGAGTACTCGCCCGAGTCTCCGTTGTCCATAGATACGAAAAACTTGTACAAGGTCTTTCCATCTCTCAGTTGGTAGTCTCCCTTTGGAGACACCGATACTACTCTTGCTGTCATAATTATTGATTGTTAAAAGTTTCTAAATTAGCTAGGTGAGCCTCTAGCATAGCTGCTCTCTCCTTGAGCCATTCGCTACCCATTTGTTCTGCGAAGGCTTCGATGTCATCAATGACTTGGTAAATGTTCTCTGTATTCATCTCTCTTAGAATTAGTAGAGCGAATCTATATAGAACATTTTAATTATGCAAAACTATTTGTGAATTATTTTTCCTTCTACCACGATTTGGCTAGAGTTCTTAGGGAGATCAGGCGCAGGTTCAATCACTACAGCCTTGATGAATCGCTTGTTATCATCGGCTACTAGCCCTGCATCGACTAGGGCATCCTGTGTGAACTTGATAGCCATTATGCAGTTGTCGAGGTCATAGCGGTAGTTGACTCTTGCGGTGATGGTGCAGTACTCGAATTGGAAGTCGTAGTCGAGTTGCTCGGTGATGATGCCCTTCCACTTGGTCTTCTCCTTGCTTCTAAATGTCCAATGCGGAGCAGAGTAGAACTTGTTGAGGCTTGGGATCTTACCAAGCTCGATGATTATCTTAGTATGGTCAGATATCATTGGCTAGTAGTCTTAGACCCATCTCGGGGTCAATCTTGGCTATCTCACCTATGAGCTGTAGCTCTCGTTGCTTCGCCTCCTGCTTCTCTTGCTCGGTACTGTCGATACCGATGTTCGTATAGATACTAGCCATCTCTCGTAGGATGTTATCAATCGCAGGGTTTCTCATAGGTCTTGAGGGTGTATAGTTGTGAGTCAAGTAATAGGTTGATGTGATAGCCTTCGACTATCCAACAATGGTAGCCGTCTTCCAACAGCATACCGCAGAGCTTTTGGGCTTGTTCTAAGGTCATTTGTACTTCGTCCAATACCTGACGGTGTTCTGATCGTAGAAGCCAAAGTGGGATAGGAGGTGATTGGTGTAGTCATCCTCTACTTCGTTTTGTTCAATCTTGTGCCAATGCTGTCTCCAATCGACTACATTTTTTTTCTTGCCCATAGTATATATATTATTATATATTATTATATATATATATTATAATACTCCGTAGGAGTATATATTACTTAGTAAATAAATTACTTATATACTTAAGTAATAGAGCAATACTAATCAAAAAAAATGAGATAGACAATAGGTACTTCCAAGTGTTATTAGGTTTTTCTTCTTGGTATACTACCTGCGGTACTTTGACCACCTTCTCTATGCGTATCGTGTCAGGTAGACACTCAGCCTCTATCGTGATAGTGTCGTAGGAGCGTTTTAAACGCACTCTAACGCTATTTCTCTCTAAAGTGATGGTATCTATCCTCTGAAGGATTAAAGTGTCTCTAAGGGCTTTATTTTCGGTTATGATTACCGTGTCCACTTTTACCGCAACCGAGTCTAGGATTGTTGGGTCTTTTGCAATCGCACGGTTTAGGTGATACTTCGCACCACAAGACACGAGGAGCAGAGTTATTAGCCCTGCCCCTATTGTTCTTCCTACCCATCTAGCTACCACACGCTTCACAATCCTCAGGGTTTTCTATGTTGCAGCTAGGCTGCTCTTTGTTTTCTAACTCATTAACGAAGTCCTCAAAGTCATTCGAGAATCCAAAGTCCGTATCGTTCATTTATTCTCCTTTAGCTGCTTTAACAATGTTGCGGTATCTCTTTCTAGCTTCCTCGTATGTTGCTAGTGCCTTCTCGTCTAGGTCGGTAAATCCCAACCAATAGCACCAAAAACGCTTGTGCGTTTCCTTAATCCAAAGCCAAAAAACTTTTAGGTGTTTCATCGTTATTTCATTTTTAGTCGTTCGTTCTCTTTCTCAAGGAAGTCTACCTTCACTCGTAGGCTGTGTACCTCAGCAGTAAGCTCTAGGATCTGACTACGCAGATCGTCCTTCTCGTTAGCACTATGCGCTAATAACTCCTCAAGGTTTCTAACCCTAGCCTTCAAGTCATCTCGGTAGAGCGTTGTGTCGTTGTTTGCGTTGTCCTCTCTGCGCTCCTCTGCTTTCATCTTCATTCTATTAGTGTAGAAGGTGAATGCTGCACCACTTCCTAACACCGTTACCGCTGTAACTACTATTTGTATCCAAGCCTCCATTATCTCCTGTCTCTGTGTATTCTTTCTGCGTTTAATCTACGCACCACACCCCAAGCAGAAAAGGCTAGGACAAACCAACCCCAATGCGTAGGAGATGCAAAAATTGTACCCTGTATGGTGTACATCAAGAAGGTAGCAAAGTATGCGCTCATCGTCAGCATACTAGCTCTCATACGACATTCTAAGTCCTCGTTAGCTACGCAGTAGAGTTGGAACAAGCCAAAGCCAATACACACTAGGTTATATATCGGCATAAAGCCTATCTCCATTATGGTTACGATAGGAGAGAGTACAGCAAGGCATACCGCTAGAGTGATCTCCGTAGGTTGGCTATCGCTGTACAGGTAGATATGCTGTAGCTTAGTCATCAATGCCTTTATGCGTTCTCCTATGCGTTTCACTTCTTAGCGAATTTCTCGAGTCCTGCTATACCAAAGCTGCCGAGTGTTACGATCAGGAAGCTGTTGTACACGAAGTCATTGATCGGTAGCTGACTACCAAAGAAACCTGTGACCACATCCACCACCATCACGATGACCATAATAGCAAACGACAGGAAGCCTATGATAGTCTTCTCGTTGTAGTCGTTGCTGTTCTTGAATATCTCGGCAAACTTTATCATTCCTCTATCAAGTGTGCAAACTTCTCCGATACTTGGAAGCTCGGACAAGCCTTGTTAGCAAATTCGTTATGCCCTGCTAGTTTAGCATTTGGGTACTTATCCATCAAGCCCTTGAGCAATGACTCCATAGAGTCTAGCTGCTCACCGAATAGGGTGTCCTTTGGGTTCATATCCTCGTCACAACCACCTACATAGCATACGCCTATAGATCGTGCGTTCTGCCCTTTGGTATGCGCTCCGCTTACCTCTAGATCTCTACCTTGTCCGATAGTACCGTCTAGCTCAATGACATAGTGGTAGCCAATATCTGACCACCCTCTGCCGTCAACGTGCCAACCCTTGATAGTCTCCGTTGATACATCACGTCCTTCAGGAGTAGCTGCACAATGGATGATGATGTAGTCAATTTCTCTCATTCTTCGTCTACTTTAGTTATGTTTCCGATTCCTTGATTCCACATCTCTCCCTTGCAGCACTCTCTGCTGTATGTGTTCTTGTCTTTACACAGGCAGCCTCTACGCTTGTCCTGTGGTACATTCCAACGAGGACGCATAGTTATAGTGTCTTAGTAGACGTATTGAGCATATCGCTTAGTGCATCTTCTGCCTCTTGGTCAATTGCTGCTACACCATCAGTACCTAAGTCAGTAGTAACCCATCCCATAACGATTGTCTCAGTAAGGTCTTCGAAGGGTACGAAGTCGGTAATGCTTGAGGTGTCAATAGTTGCCTCTTTAGGCAACACATACACACCACCATTGCCTGTAGCTGTTACGTTGTAGTTCACCAAGTAGATAACATCGCTATTGCCGTCTAGCGTGTTGTATACCTGCACATTCTTTAAATTCCAAGTTGTTGCCATTGTATTCTATTTTTAGCTGTATGTATGTTCTGTCATTGCGTGCGCTCTATACCAAATGCCATCTGCTTGGAATCTTACCACGACTTGTTGTCCTGCGCTAAAAGGTGCATCAGTAGCACCTAAAGTGAAGAGAATACTTGTGTACTGCGTAAGCGTTCCGTGTGAGTTGTATGAGCTAGTATATACTGTCGTTCCGTTCACCTCTACTAGTATGCGTGTCTGCGTTGCTAGACCACCCACACCACTTACGTCTATATTCATCATTCTAACCTTAGATACATAGCCATCATTTAAGGCTACGATACCCGAAGGTTCGTTAGTATTCGGACCTGAAAATTCTGCCAATGAATTACAAGGTAGGTAATAAGATAATGACGGGCTATTGCTTCCGTGATTAAAGTTATGGTTGAACCTTGCGGTGTCTGCACCGCCACCACCTACGTTGCTAGGTGCAATTTTTACATTTGTACTACCATCATATCCAACCAAGAAATCTACGTTGGCTGAATCCGTGCGAGTAGTAAATTCACTAAATTTTTTGTTTGCCATTTTATTCTATAATTATATTGTCGTTGTTTTCAGCCAATAGGTACGCTCCATCCTCCGCTATTATTTCAGTATAAGGAGTAGGAGATGGAAAGCCTCCGTCTTGGTATTCTATACCAAAGCCGTTCTCTGAGGTTCTACCCCATTCAGTACTAGCGTATATCGCTCCCCAATCAATTGTGTTGTTTGCCATTGTTCTTCTTCATTAAGTATCGCTTCAGCTTCTGTATGTTCTCCGCCTTCGGCTTGTATACCTTCTTCACTACAAAACCCATCCGTTGAAATTCTGATTCTTACTAGGGTACATATCGTCATTGCTTGACGTGTTGTACTCAGGGTAGCGACTGCTATAGAATGCCATATGATCTACGAACCTACGGCTATAGTGTTCTGCGATGTCTCGCTCCTTTTGTACTAGGTAGTCCAAGTCCTGCTTGCTAATCGTAGTACCGTTCTCTGCGCTCTTAGTATAGATGCCTCCGTTGGCTACCTTGTAGTGGATGTAGGGTAGGATTTCAATAGCTGCCCAATGAATCACCATATCCTGTATGTAGTCGGTGAATAGGGTCAGGTAGTTACCCGAGAGGCTGTCTGCCTCGATATCACTTGCTATCTTCTTGAAGAGCTTAGTGCCTAGTATGTTCTGAATATGGATATCTTGAGCAATCTTGATGAACTGAATCATCTGATCTCTATCTACGTTGCCGTTGATTCCTGTCCTCTTGATGACGTCAGCAGGGCTGACAAATAGTATCTGCGCCATTATATACCTCCTTGTATGTCTTTCTTACTTGGAGGGTTTACATACCCTCTATTCTTCATATCGCTAGGCGCAACAGCCACCTTATCATCGTTAGCCTCAGGACGGAAGCCTTTGCTCCTAGCCTTTGTTGTGCTGATGGTTTGAGCGTTAGGGCTACCTACATCGGGACGGATGCCGTCCTTGCTCATATAGGTTTGACGAATCCACTTATGCTTACATCTTGCGCCGCCCTTGTATAGCCATATTGAGTAGGTGCTTGATCCGTTCACACCGAATCCTGCGTTTACCGCCTTGTTGTCCATAGCGATGATGTCCTCCTTGCGGTAGACCTTGTTTGCACTCATCATCTTACGGCAGAACTCACGCTGCGGTGAAGAGCTACCTGAGTACTTATAACGGACCAAGAAGAGTGTGCCTTCTGCGTTCTCTCCGTCTTGTTCGCTGTTAGCGTTGGGTCTTGCTGTACCTGTAGAGGCGAACTTCAGCGTAGCATCTAGTGCTTCCTCTTGTTCGTAGTCCACATCTCGCTCGTCTACCAAGTTCCAAACCTCCGTATCTACGTCCTCACCCATAGCGATAAGCTCGTCTACAGCACTATCGTACTCTTCAGGCATCTCCATTGAACACTTGCTAAACTTGACACCTGTCTCCTCTTCGATGACCTCAGTAGTCTGAGCGTTCTCTAGGTCCGTGAACTCGATAGGAGTAAGGGTCTTGAAGTACAAGTCTAGAGCGATGTTGTTGTAGGCGAGGATCTCATCAAGTGCTGCAATGACTTGCTGCTGCTTTGGCTTGATAACGGTGTTATCGAACAACTGAAATGCTGTCTTTATTTCGTCTGCGTTGTTACCTAGTCCTGTTTGGTCCTTCACACCGAAGAGCATAGGGCTAGTGATGCGGTGACCTACTAGTACCTTCTGCTGTGCCTCTCGTGAGAGGAACTCGTACTGATTGTGAGCATCGCTCAACTGCACAGGCTCGATAGTCGCTGCGCTCTCGGCACTCTCATTGAATGACAAGATGAAACGCCCTGCGTTTGATGTGCCTCCCCATTTGTAACGAATTTGTGACTCTATGATATCACGCTCCTCCTCAGGAGGTACGCCATTATTCATATTGACAATCATCGAAGGGGCTAGGCCGTTCTTGATGTTGTTGATGTGATAGTTAGCTACCTCACCTTCAAGCTCTGCGTATGGTAGCGCACCTTGATAGTCTACAGGAGAGTAGTAGTAGCTTCCTGATCGGTAAGGACGGAAGTAGAGTATCTCAATCTTGTCAGCAGGAGTACCAAAGCCGAAGGCAGGTATACGCTCTGCGCCCTTCTTAGACTTCACCTCGCTCCAATCATAGGCGTAGTAGTACGCTTCGATATCGCCTTCCTCGTTGCACTTCTCAGCTCGTAGAGACTCTACGGGCATATGGTACACCTCAGCAATCTTGCTCTTGTCTTGGTTGTAGATGACTTGGAATGCTCCGTTACCTAGTAGGTAGTAGTCATTGATAACCTTCTTGAGTTCATCGTTCTTGATGAGGCTACGGCATTGTAAGTATGCCTCCGTGTTTCTACCCGAGTCTAAGGCATCCAAGCCTTGCCCGAAGATTTGGTCGATGATACCCGAGATGACTGCGTTGTTAGTCGGTGAGCCATTGTATCGGTCAATCAGATACTGAAAGTAGTTGTTGTCATCACCATACTCAACCCACCCTAGTCGGCTGTTCTCCGAGATAGCAGGGGATGTGTAGCTAGATAGCTGAATGAAGTTTACGTTATTCGCCATAAATCTTAAACTCGTTGTTCATTGTTTTCTGCGTGGTCGCTAGTTTTGGTTGGTAGGTGCTAACACTAGATCCTGATGGTATGATATACATCCTATCCTGTGAGAGCAGTTTCACCTTTGAGGCTTCCCATATCTTGACCACATAGAAGCTCTCGCTCGACAGCGCAGAGACATCGTATGTAAAGGTAAGCACCTTTGCAAAGTCATCCCAAGTACCCGAGATGGTAGTGTCTACTACTTCCTTCCTTTGGTCTTCGGAGACTATCTCTATCTCGAAGCTCTCCGTAGTAAAGTCACGGAGGTACATCTTAATAGTAGCCGTTGTATTTTCTTCTACAATAATCATCTAATTATAAAACCCAAAACAAAACTTGTGGTATATTTGCACCACTCATCTCTCTAGGTAGCGATGCTACCAAAAAGAAAAGCCCTTCCATACAGGAGGGGCTTTCTTAATTCTAGACTATAGGGAGTCTTAGATATCGTTAATCTCTGAAGCAGATGCTGTGATAGTTGCGTCTACGAAGTTAGCAGGGATCTTCTCCTGTGCGTTGAAGGTCAAAGTGTAGCCACTCATATCACCCATCGCAGCACCTGTAGCGATAGTACCGCCTGTTACCTCAGCACCGTACTCCAAGCCCATCATAAACTTGTTGCCGTTGTTATCCTCGATGATGACGTGAGGACGAGCGTAAGCCAACAACTTAACCTCGTTGTGCGTTTGCTTAGAGAGCTTCTTGAAGTTCAAAGTCAATGTTTGGTCGAAGAAGGTAGTGCCGTTGTCACGAGAAGACGTGATAGTCTGCTCGAAGCTAGACGTACCTTTAACCTCAAACTTGAACCAAGTAGGAGTACCACCGAATGAGTCGATGACATCCGTATCAGTAGCATCGTAGGTAATAGCACCTAGCGTATCGAAGTCTGCAAAGTACACAGCGGTAATACCACCTACTACGTCCTTACAAGGTTCGTTTCTTCCTTTTGTTAATGTACAAGCCATTTGTTTATTGTATTAAAAAAAGGGTAGGCAGATTGACCCACCTACCCTTCTATGGTTATTAACTAACTACTAATTAGGTGTAGTATACGATGTCACCACCGATGCCGTACTGAACACCTGCTGCGAAGCGCATAATAACACGGACGTTCTTAGATCCGTCCAAGTCAGCCATATCTAGCAACTTCACTTCTTGCCAATCAGCCAACAAAGAAGTACCGAAGTACAAGTTTGATTTTTGAGCAGCAACCATATCGTTGGCAGGTAAACCTGAAGCAACGAACAACTTAACACCGTCAAAGGCCAAATCGCCTCCGTTGTACCAAGTAGTACCTGCGTTGTTCACACCATTTCCGCCTAGACCGTTAGCACCGAATCCACCCAAAGCACGAACGTAAGCACGAGCGATGTTTTGAGAAACGTAGATGTACAAGTCTTCCTTACCATACAATGAGCTAGGGATAGCATCTACTACCTTGCCCAATTCATCGATAACATTCGCAGCTGTAACGGTTGTACCTACTACATCGATTACGTCAGCATCAGCAGCCAACAATGTAGTGAATCCATCGAACTCACCATCTACAGCAGCTGATCCTTGCCAAATGTTAGTTTCATTTTTCTCAGCAACCTTACCTGCAACGTATCCGATTAGGTAGTCAGAGAAAGAGGCAGGTAATACGTCAAACGCAGAGTAGCCCATCTCAATCGCAGACCAATCCGACTCAAAATCTGACTTGCACAATTGCAGGTTGACTTGCATCTGAGAGGGGGTAAGTACCTTCTCAGCCAATGTCAATGTAGAAGTGTCAGAGAAGTCACAAGTCGCATCCTTAGTGATAGCATCAAGGTTTACAGTCTTTAGAACTTCTTTGTACTTTACATTCGGTTTAATAGTGATGCCACCGCCTTCGATGGTATCTGCACTCAAAAGTGCGGCCGACACATAACGCCCCGAAAACTCGCCCGAGTAGCTTGTCGTGATAGAAGTAGTTGTAGCCATTTTTCTTCTTTATTAAAATTATGATAATTTACTAAATACACGCCCCAAAGTACTTTGAGGTGCTTTGTTTCCGTAGCTCTTCATAGCTACCTTCTTCTCTTTAGGAGCAGCCTTTAGGCGTTTAGCAGCGGCAGACATATCTACCTTCTCTTCTTCCTCCTCTTTCTTAGCGATTTCCTCAAAGCGGCGCTTCATCTCTTCGACTTGCTCTTTAACCTCTTCGATAGCAGGAGCAACAGCTTCGACAACAGCCTCTACGATTTGCTCTAGTTCAGGTGCTGCTGCTTCAGGAACTTCTACTGAGATTTCCTCGTCAGCCAATTCCGTAGCAGTTGGTGTAGCTTCAGGAGTAGCAGCCTCACGCATCTCTGCAATGATACCTTCCTCTACGATCACCAAAGTGCGACCATCCTCTAGCAAGTGTTCACCTACAGGAGCAGGAATTTTCTCGCCATCTTCGCCTACTAGGAATACGTTGTTACCTGCTTCAAAGGCTTCAGCCTCTAGCATAACACCATTAGCAAGGCGCATACTAGCACCTTGTACTTCTTGGATCTCCTCCTCGTTAGGAGCGAGAGCCATCTCGATTCTTTTAAATACTTCGTTTAGATTCATCTTCTTAAACTTTGTTAATTAAACAACTATATATTGGATTTTTGGGTTACTTTCTACAGCTGATCAAGCTCCTTGAGTTTGCTCTCAGCCCAATTCTTGGCGCTCTTGCCACCCCATAGCAGGTAGGAGATGTATCCGCAGCTAGTGGTGTCTCCCTCGTTATAGTACTCCTCTGCTCTGCTGAGGTAGCTGTGCATACGCTTGATTGTGTCAAGTGATAGGGGTTGCTTCTTGGCTAACTGCTGCGCTCGGATCTTACCCACTTGAGTAGCGCACTTGTTGCCTTGCTTCTCGTTGAGTTCGATACCTCTCTTGGCGTTGTTAGAAACTGAGTCAGGGTAGTCGCTGTACGACTCCATCTGCAACTTTTTGCCGTTCTTGTATCTCTTGTCATTCTTGAGTACTCCCTTAGTCAGACCTAGTAGGTACAATGCTAGGAGGTGTTCTGCTTCTTCGTTCTCGATTGCTGATAGCTCAGTCTCCACCTCGATGGTAGTCTCACGCTGCATAAACCAACCCTCGATAGAGAAGCCCTTAACTACGCCCTCCTTGATGTAGTTGTCCCATATGTCATCGTTGTTGACCTTCATAGATACCATCCAAGTACCTACAGGATACTCCAAGCCGTAGGCTCTAGACTTGTCCTTTTGTGAGTCCTCTATGATCCAAGACTCGACTACCGAGAGTCCGTCTATGCGGTTCTCGTGTTCGTAGGTAGCGTTGTTTTGTTTGCCGTTCATAAGGTACAGCTCACTCGCTCTGCGGATGGTTTCCTTTGTGAAGAAGACGTAGTACTCCTCCTCACCGTCTACTCGGTAGATAGGCTTGTCGGGTATCATCGCTGCACCCATCAGGATGCGCTTCTCATTGCTCACTTCCTTGAACTCGAACTTATGCTCCTTGCTCATAGTGATAAAGTCCTCCTCTATGGCAGGGTGTTCTACGATGCTGATCGCATCAATGCCGTGTAGGAACTTCTCCTCGTCTAGTACTAGTTCGTAAAATCTCATTATCCTATTGTTGCTGTTTCTCTTATCTTTCTATTCATCTTAGCCTGTGTCTGCACCTCTTGGCTTACCACATACGCCTTGATCGGGCTACCTTGTAGGCTTTGTGTGATTTGGTTGGCTAGGTTCGGGGCTTGGTCTAGACCGATACCGCTATTCAACCCTTGACCACCAAAGTTAAGCAATGGTCTCAAAGCTGAAGGCATTGGGGTAGATGAGCCGCCACCTCCACCGCTTGGAGGGCTAGGTACATCCGTAGCATAGATACTGCGTACAGTCGCTAGACCTGTGGCGATAACACCTGCTGCGGCTATAGGACCTGCTATACCCCCCTGCGCTAGTGCCTTACTTGCACCTGTGTAGGTATTAATGATAGCAGCAGCGGCAGATACCGCTTTGGTGTACTTGGTGTTCTCTCCTGTTAGATTTGCTAGAGCAGTTAGGCTATCCGTCACCGTAGTTGCTAGAGCCTCGTTGGTAGCTTGTTTATCTGCTATGGCTTGTTTGTCAGCGTTATCTTGTATCTCTTTTAGCTTCTCAGCCTTACTCTTCTCAAGCTCTACAATGTCTATACCTGCATCCTTCGCTTGTTGGATGAGGCTGTCGTAGTACTTTGCTGTGTCTGCGAGTTGCTTGGCGTGTATCTCTGCTTGAGTGTTTGCTTCGGCTGTTGCTATCTCAGCTAGTAATGCAGCTCGGGCTTCTCGGTTTTGCTTATCTTTTTCTTCTTTAGCTAATTGCTGTGCATCTTCTATAGCTTGTATCTCTGCATCTCTCAGGATCATTAAGTTCTTAAGCTCTTCTGATTCTGCTCCATACTGAGCCGTGAGTAGGGCGATGCGCTCCTCGTAGTTCTGCTTTATGCGTACTATCTCTCGCTCTCCTTCTTCGGCTCTTAGTGCTTCAAGGTCTTTAACTACTTGAGCGTATATACCTGCTGCCCTCTTCTCTGCTGCCTCTCTATCCTTGAGGGCTTGAGCTACTGCACTATCGGTTTTAGCTCTACGCTCTAGCTCTACTCTAATGTCCTCTTGTTGTTTTAGGTTCTGACCTTCTAGCGGTGTCAATGCCTCTAGGGCTTCCTTGTAGCTTTCTTTTGCACGGAGGATATTAGCCTCTGCCTTTATACGCTCTTCGTTTTGGTCGCCTAAGAATTTGTTAAGCTTATATTCTGCTAGTCCGCCTACAAGTAAATTTTGCTGCATCAAAGCAGCTGTCTCAAAGGCTTCAGTACGCTCCTCTGCTTGTTGGGCTTCTAGCTCGTAGAGCTTTATCATTTCTTTCTCAAGATATTGAGCTGCTGCGTTTGCTTGTGCCCTTGCAAGTGTTAGCTGTATATTTTGCTCTACCCTTTGGTTGAGTAGCCCTAATGATTCTGCATTTGCGAGGTCGATATCTTCGGTAGCAATCCCTGCCTCTTTGAGTTTGTTAAGAGCAAATAGTCTGTCCTCTTCGGCTTTAGTTACATCATTAACTGCGCTTAGATACAATCGTAGGCTCACCTCATTGGCTTCAGCCGTACCTTGCGCTCCTGCTAACGCAGTATTGTACTCCTTTTGCGCTTCGGACATTTCCTCAGTACCTCCTGTTACCAAATCTACGAGGTCATCCCAATAAGCAATCAGCATCCCGACCCCCACTACAAGCGCACCGATTCCTGTAGAGATGAGTGCCTTCTTCATCCCATTAGCACCAACGATAGCAGCCCTAAAGGCTTTGACAGCACCCTTACCCATTGTAACGATGCTAGAGCCTACATTCTTAACTCGTGATGCTAGACCGCCTGTGGCTTCGTCAAGTAGACCAACAGCAGCATCAACGCCTTCCGTAGACTTCTCGGCTTCCTTACCAACAGACTTTATATTGTCCTTTGCATCCTCAGTACCTGTGGTAGTTACTGCTATTTCAACCTCTGTCTTAACCATTTAATGTGCTGTTTTCCTTCTTTCCAACTCGTGATCATCTTGTGCTTACCCTTCGCCACTAGCACGTCTTCGGTCAAGTGGTCAGCGTATGGTAGCTGCTCTATGATAAATTTCAAGTCCATTACTCTACAATTAAATAATCCCCATTCTCAGCCGTGAGATAGTTTCCTTGCTGATCTAGTAGCTCTGCAAAGGCTGTAGGGTTTGAATATGCGCCTACGTCATTCAGTAGCTCAAGGGTTGCCGCCCTAGTGCGTAGGTTCACTTGGATTTGGTTGATGATGAAGCGGTAGCCGTGCCATACTAGCCTGTCGTTCATCTTCAACTTGCTTATAATCTCTAGAGGCAAGATAGCCCTAAAGCTATACAGCCTCCTACTCACCGAGTAGAGGTTAGTGATGTAATCCTCCCAATAGCCCTTGTAGAGTGTCTCGTTAAACGCCTGATCGTGGTAGGGGTCTATGTTCAGCCCAAAGGTGAGCATCCTAGTTACGCTTGTGATAGTGTCGCTGTTGACGTTGGCGATGAAGTTGATTTGGTCTACTCTTCCGTGTGTACCGCTACCTGTACTACCTGTCTCATCAAGGAAGCCGATAGGATAGCTGCTGATGTCCTTCGTATTGGGTGAGTAGAAAATCATAGGTGCGCCTATGTAGGGCTTCAGCTCCTTATCAATACTCTTTCCCACTAGGAAGTTGGTCACTCCATTGCTAGGGTCATCTAGCTTCTCGAACTTGAGCAACTCGAAGTTGGTCTGATTGAGTAGCTCCCCTCCATCGAAGGAGAAGTCTGCTCGTAGGTCACCATAGGCTACGCCTCCATTGGTTAGCCTGTGGGCGTTCATCAGTTGGCTGTCGGCTAGTTGATGCTCTAGCTTGATTCTCCTGTAAAGCTCAGGCTTAGACACCTTGCGTGTAGTGATGTCCGTATGGTTGGTGATGTCGTACTGATTCCCTTCAGCGTACCAATCGTCTAGAGGCTCTAGGGTGAAGGCTGTTGTGCTTGTAGGCTCAAGGGCTAGGTTGAACATCTTGATAAGCCCTATGATAAAGTCGCTCACCTTCTGCTCAGGCATTTGGTCTGCGATGATCACCTCCTGCGTGACCGTCTGCCCTGCTGAGGCAGTAGCGGTCCAATACACGTTAGTAGGATCTAGGAACTCCCTACCCGATGCACTCACCGAAGTGATAGAGGTATTGGTAGTAGCAGGTAGGTAGCGCATTTGGATGCGATCACCTGTGCTTAGGCTGTTAAAGTATATCTCCTCATCCGTCACGTTTCCGCTATGGCTTACTGCCGTGAAGAACACATCGTTGATGTAGAAGTGGAACTGATAGTCATCGGTACACGTTGCGCTGTACCTCCATATAAACCTATCGTAGGTAGAGGGTATGGTTAGCTCATCAGTAGTCGTGTTGAAGCCTGATCCTGTAGCAGAGGTGAAGTCTACCGCCTGTGCTTGTTCAAAGCCTGTAGGCTGATTCTCGAACATAAAGCCCTCCCTGCGGTGACACCACATATAGAGGTCGGTGAACTCGGCACTATCGAAGAACTCGCTGTTGAAGGTGATGCTGTACTTGCTCTCTATAGCAT